ATATACAACTCTTCATCAGCGCTTTCGCGGAGAATCGGGTCATACAGTACCACCGTGTAGTTCACGTACAGCTTCCCAGTCACGGACTCAGTCAAATTAATGGTGAGCGGAACCCCGTCGACTACAACGTCAACGTTGTTCGCGCCCAACACATTCAACCCCTCCGTAATGACGTTGACAACGCCGTCAACAATGGTATGCAAATCGTCAAAGATATTACCCAAAGCTTCAGCGCCAGTTACATCGGTGACAAATTTAGGCCCGATACCACTCGAACTCTTAAATTTTGCATCGGCTTTGGCGGAGATCCACGGGGCAGTGGACACAGAACCTTCACGGTTAAGGGCTTCTTTCATATCTTCGAACGGCGGATCGTCAGCGTTGGGATTGACCGCAATCGCGACAGTACCACCATTCCCACTGGACGCATTTGCCACATATTCGAACCACAGCTTTTCGAAATAGTAGGTCTCATAATGTTGCGCAATTTTGCTAAGGAACGGAAAACACTCTTCATTTCCAGGGTTGATCGCCATTGGCGAGTTTGCGAAGGTACCCTGAAACGTTTTCACGTCGGATATCTCCTCTCGCATGGTAATTCTAACAGGGGGAGAGCGCGCCATTCTTACAACAGAGGCCGCCGCAACCGGAGCAGTTAACGCTTGTGCTTGCCCGGGCGCGGCCCCCAACCTCGGTTTATTTGTTTTCCGAGAGGGGGTTTTCTTATTTTTCTTTGTTTTGTTGGTCATGCCAACGTGCACCTTTTACTGTGGCAACACACAGTGCCCACAAATAGGCGACCAGTTGGAAAATTATTTCTAACATTCGTTTCCAGTCACCATATTGCGATAATGTGAACGCGGCTTCCAACAGTTCCTGTCGGTTTTTAGAATCTCGAATTCCAACGCAGCATCGACTCGGTCATCGAAACAGTACAGCCCGCGTAATTGACACAGAAACTGCACATATTCTTTTTCCTTATAATCTTTGTGCGCTATCAGGAATGCCTGCTTCTCGAAATTCCTCAACACTGGAACATATGTTCCCAAGTACTCACGGGTTTCAGTGGAACAGAACGTGAGGTCTTTAAGCGACGAAGAATGATTGATGTCCTCATCATCAATGACGAACCCAAGCGCACGCCACTTATCAAAATAAG